AGCGAGCTGGAAAACCTCAAAAGCGATCTTGAAAAGAGCTGCTTGAGCTGAAACGTCCGGCAGGTGGTGCGCAAAATAAACTGGCCACCGAGCATAAAGAAGCGTTTGTGGGCTTCCTGCGTAAAGGCCGTGAAGATGGTCTGCGCGATCTGGAGCGTAAGGCATTGCAGGTGGGCACCGATGAAGACGGTGGCTATGCCGTGCCGGAAGCGCTGGATCGCAACATTCTCACCCTGCTGAAAGATGAAGTGGTGATGCGCCAGGAAGCCACGGTGATCACCGTTGGCGGTTCCGACTACAAAAAACTGGTGAATCTGGGCGGCACGGCTTCCGGATGGGTGGGGGAAACGGATACGCGATCCCAGACTGCCACCTCCAGATTGGAGCTGATTGAACCTCTCATGGGGGAAATCTACGGCAACCCGCAGGCCACCCAGAAAATGCTGGACGATGCCTTCTTCAACGTGGAGGCCTGGATCAACAGCGAGCTGGCAACCGAATTTGCCGAACAGGAAGAAATTGCCTTTACCTCAGGCGATGGCACCAAGAAGCCGAAAGGGTTCCTGGCGTATGAATCCACTGATGAAACCGATAAGGTCCGGGCGTTCGGCAAACTTCAGCATATTGTATCCGGCGAAGCGACTGCGGTGACCGCAGACGCCATTATCAAACTTATTTACACGCTGCGTAAGGCACACCGCACCGGTGCGAAGTTCATGATGAACAACAACAGCCCTGTTTGCCATCCGTCTGCTGAAAGACAGCGAGGGTAACTATCTGTGGCGTCCGGGGCTGGAGCTGGGGCAGCCGTCCTCTCTGGCGGGTTACGGTATCGCTGAAAACGAACAGATGCCGGATATCGCCGCTGATGCGAAAGCCATTGCATTTGGTAACTTCAAACGGGGTTACACCATCGTTGACCGTATCGGCACCCGCATTCTGCGTGACCCGTACACCAATAAACCGTTTGTCGGTTTTTATACCACCAAACGCACCGGCGGCATGCTGGTCGATTCGCAGGCCATCAAACTGCTGAAGATTGCAGCGGCGTAATCACTCAGGGGCGCGGAACCGCGCCCCCTGTTCTGACGGGTGAAGAATCATGATCCTGAAACAAGATCTGAAATGGTCACCGGACGGTATGCGTGTTGAGGTCATTCGGGGTGAGTATGACGACGGGGCGCTTCCTGCCCGGGTGCAGGAGATTGCACTTCAGGCCGGGTTAGCAGAGCGCGGAATCAGTGCAAAAAGCAGTAAAGCGGCAAAAGAGAAAAAGCCACGACCAGTAAAGAGGGCTGAGTATGCTTCTGACAATGGAAGAGATTAAAGCCCAACTCCGGCTGGATGAGGATTTCGATACTGATGACCGCCATCTGCAACTGCTGGCATGTGCGGCACAAAAGCGGACGGAAACGTATCTGAACCGGAAGCTCTATGCACCGGATGAAACCATTCCGGACAGCGATCCGGACGGGCTGCACTACCGATGATATTCGTCTGGGGATGCTGATGCTTATCAGCCATTTTTACGAAAACCGCTCTTCGGTTACGGAAGTGGAGAAACTCGACATGCCGCAGAGTTTTGGCTGGCTTGTCGGCCCGTACAGGTACTTTCCGCAATGAAAATTCGTCAGGCGCAGACCAGCGCAACCTACATTCTGCCGGACCCCGGCGAACTGAATAAACGCGTCCTGATCCGCCAGCGGGTGGATATGCCCTCGGATAACTTTGGCGTGGAGCCTCAATACCCGGTTGCGTTCCGGCATGGGCGAAGGTTGTCCAGACCAGTGCCACCACCTGGCAGGAAACCGCGCAGACCGGAGACGCCATCACCCATTACATCACCATTCGCTACCGCCGGGGGATCACCGCTGATTATGAGGTGGTCTGCGGTGATAGTGTGTACCGGTGAAACGTCAGCGCGATCTGAACGGTGCGCGGCGCTTTCTGCTGCTGGAGTGTACGGAGCTGGGCGAATGTAGGCAGAGTCACGGAGGCAACAATGGCGACTTCCTTTTTGCACGTTGATTTCAGCAGCCGCGGAGATGCGCTTTAACCGCGCCCGTGTCCGGCGGCGTTTGTCACGATTGGTCAGCGTCATATGCGTGATGCCGTCGGCTGTGATGCGCCGTGCGCGGTCGGCACCGGGTGAAAACCCCGGTTATCAGACCGGACGCCTGGCACGTTCGATTGGTTATATGGTACCCAGAGCCAGTAAACATCGCCCGGTTTATGGCTCGTATAGCCCCTAACCAGCGTAATGGTGAGGGAAACGCCGCATCACCGTGATTTTATCCGGCTTTTTGTTCTATGGCGTGAAGAGAGGGCAAAGCGTCGTCGCAGCCATCATCGTGGTGCATCCGGTGGCAGCGGCTGGCGACTGGCTCCACGTAATAACTTCATGGTGGAAACTCTTGAAAAGAACCGCAGCTGGACACGCTATTTTCTGGCGCGGAATTGCGTAATCACTGAAGCCGGAGCGACGACACAGATGAAACTGACGCCTGTTATTGCTGCACTGCGTGCCCGCTGTCCGTATTTTGAAAACCGGGTTGCAGGCGCGCCCAGTTCAAAATCTGCCGGAGGTCGGAAGCTGAAACTCCCGGCGGCATATGTTGTACCGGGTGATGATTCTCGGGAGAAACAAAGCCAGACCGACTACTGCAGGAGCTGAAAGAGGTTTCTCCGTGGTTGTCATACTGAGTAACGGGCGTGATGAGCGCGGTCAGTTTGCCTCGTATGATGTGGTGGACGATGTCCGCAGATGCTCTTAAGGCTCTGCTGGCTGGAACCCGGAGGCGTGCGGTAACCCGATTACCTATGACGGCGGCACGCTGCTGGATCTGAATCGTCATGAGCTGATTTATCAGTTCGATTTTTCGGTCATCAGCGAGCTGACTGAAGACGATACCCGCCAGCAGGATGATCTGAACAGTCTGGATGAACTGCAAACGCTGGCGATTGATGTTGATTATCTCGAGCCCGTAACGGCCTGACGGCGATATCGAACATCACACCGAAATAACCCTTCCTTCTGAGGATCCTCATGTTTGTCAACCTGTTAAAGGGCGGTCAGTTCCTGACCCTGCCGCGGCGACCTTTGCCGCGAAGGGCGAAATGTTGACGAGAACAACTACTGGCTGCGCCGTGAAGCAGCGGGTGATATCCGGCGCGTGAATAAAAAGGTGAATACCGATGACGATAAGCTTTAACACCATTCCGTCGAATACGCTGGTTCCGTTGTTTATGCGGAAATGGATAACCAGGCGGCGAATACTGCACAGGACAGCGGAGCATCGCTGCTGATTGGTCATGCAATAACGGTGCAGAGATTGTTGCCAACAGTCTGGTACTGATGCCGTCGGCAGACTATGCACTCCAGATTTGTGGTGCGGGAAGTCAGCTGGCGCGTATGGTCGAGGCTTATCGCCAGACTGACCCGTTTGCGAGCTGTATGTGATTGCCGTTCCGGAAGCCACAGGCGCGGCGGCAACGGTTACGCTGACGGTGACCGGGCGGCAACCGAAACCGCACGGTGAATGTTTATGTGGACGTACCCGCGTGCAGGCACCGGTGACCAATGGCGATAACGTCGCGACGATTGCCGGCAGTATCCAGGATGCCATCAATGCCGTTCCGACTCTGCGTTTACAGCTTCATCTTCGCTGGCGTGGTCACACTGACCGCGCGTCATAAGGGCTTTGCGGAATGAAATTCCTGTCAGCCTCAATTACTACGGCTTGGTGGGGCGAAGTGCTGCCAGCGGCGTACAGATTGCCGTGGCGACGGGTACCGCCGGAACGGGTTCTCCTGTTCTCACCGGCGCGGTGGCTGCAATGGCGGATGAGCCGTTTGATTATATCGGCCTGCCGTTCAACGACACGGCTCCGTTAACACGCTGGTGACCGAGATGAACGATACCAGCGGTCGCTGGAGCTATGCGCGTCAGCTGTATGGTCATGTGTATACGGCAAAGATCGGCACGCTGTCAGAACTGGTGACGCAGGTGACCAGTTTAACCAGCAGCACATTACCCTGGCGGGTACGAAAAGAGACCAGACGCTGCCGACGAGCTGGCGCAAGCCGTACCGCCCGCGCAGCGGTGTTTATCCGCAACGATCCGGCACGTCCACGCAGACGGTGAGCTGGTGGGTATGCTGCCTGCGCCGAAGGGGAAACGGTTCACGATGACCGAACAACAGACCCTGCTGTCTCATGGCGTGGCAACGGCGTATGTCGAAAGCGGGTACTGCGCATTCAGCGTGATGTCACCACGTACAGGAAAAACGCTTACGGGGTTGCGGATAACAGCTACCTCGACAGCGAGACGCTGCATACCAGTGCGTATGTACTGCGCAAACTGAAATCCGTCATTACCAGTAAGTACGGGCGTCACAAGCTTGCCAGCGACGGTACCGCTTTGGTCCGGTCAGGCGATTGTCACCCAGGCGGTGATCAAAGGGAACTGCTGGCAACCTACCGTCAGCTTGAGCGTGCGGGATCGTGGAAAACTACGAACTTTTTAAGCAGTACCTGGTTGTGGAGCGTGATGCCAGCGATCCGAACCGCCTGAACACGCTGTTCCCGCCTGACTATGTTAACCAGTTGCGTGTCTTTGCCGTGGTTAACCAGTTCCGTCTTCAGTATTCAGAGGAGTCCGCATAATGGCCCGTATCGGGGAACCTGTTATTTCAAAATTGACGGTCAGCAGCTATCGCTGACCGGCGGCATTGAGGTGCCATGAACAGGACGGTCAATGATGACATCATCGGCCTGGACGGTTCAGTGGACCGCAAGGAAACTCACCGTGCGCCTTATGTCAAAGGGACCTTCAAGGTGCGAAGAATTTTCCGGTGAGCAAAATCACCTCGTCTGATGAGATGACAATCACTGCCGAGCTGGCGAACGGTCAGGTCTATGTACTGTCGTCTGCCTGGCTGCACGGCGAAGCGAACCATAATGCCGAAGAAGGCACGGTTGATCTTGAGTTCCACGGTGAAGAAGGGATTACCAGTAATGAAAGAGCTTGAGTTAAAGAAACCGATTATTGCTCATGGCGAGACACTCTCCGTACTGGAGTTTGATGAACCACCGGAAGGATGTCCGCGAGCTGGGTATCCCTACCAGATGAATCAGGATGAGTCCGTCAGACTTCTGGCGCATGTGGTGTCGAAATACATTGTGCGGCTGGCGAAAGTGCCGCAAAGCTCTGTCGACCAGATGTCTCCGGCAGACCTGAATGCAGCGGCGTGGCTTGTGGCCGGTTTTTTCCTCCAGGCCTGACGGCTGAATACCTCACTGATCGCTTCTTTGACTGCGCAGCTACTGGCGCATTAATCCCTTCGAATTGCTGAATATGCCGATCAGTGAAATTCCTTGCTGGTCAGTCAGGCAAACAGGATAGAGCAGGAGAAACGCACACATGGCTGAATTTGAGCTTAAGGCGTTGATCACCGGTGTCGACAGGCTTTCTCCCGCGCTGTCGAAAATGCAAAAGAAAATCCGGGATTTAAACGCCAGGCGGAAGAAGCGTCACAGGGTGGGCTGGCGCTTGGTGGCGGACTGGCTGCGGGTCTGACGCTTTCCTGAAATCTTATGCCGATCAGGAAAACGCCGCCACGGGCTGAAAGTTGCCATGATGGATGCGAACGGTGAGGTCGGAAAGCGCTTTCAGGACATCAATAAACTGGCTATTGGCCTGGGTAACCAGCTACCCGTACAACGGCTGATTTCCAGAACATGATGCAGATGCTGGTGCGTCAGGGATCCCGCAGAAAACATTCTTGGCGGTGTGGGTAAAGCGACAGCTTATCTTGCGGTACAACTGAAAAAACACCGGAAGCGGCTGCTGAGTTTGCTGCAAAGATGCAGGATGCTACCGGAACGGCGTCAGAAGACATGATGGGGCTGTTCGACACTATCCAGAAGGCGTTTTATCTGGGCGTTGACGATACAACATGTTGTCCTTCTTCACTAAAACCAGTTCTGTTCTGAAGATGGTGAACAAGGACGGTCTTCAGGCTGCACAGAGCCTTGCCCCCATCAGCGTTATGATGGATCAGATGGGGATGAACGGGAGTCGGCAGGTAATGCCCTGCGAAAAGTTATCCAGTCCGGATTAAGCGTTAAGAAAATCAGGGACGTCAATAAAGTCATGGCCCGCCAGAAACTCGGGGTACAGCTCGATTTTACTGACGGCAAAGGAAGTTTTGGCGGTCTTGATAACATGTTCAGGCAACTGGCAAAGCTGCGAAAACTGACCGACGTTAAGCGAACAGGTGTACTTAAGGCAATATTTGGTGATGATGCCGAAACCCTTCAGGTGGTCAATGCACTAATCGATAAAGGAAAGGATGGCTACGATCAGATCCAGCAGAAGATGAATAAACAGGCCAGCCTGAATAAACGTGTTCAGGCCCAGCTTGGTACGCTGTCCAACCTGTGGGAGGCAATGACGGGGACCGCAACTAACGGCCTTGCGGCTATTGGCGGCGCATTTTCTGGTGACGCCAAAAATATCACGCAATGGCTGGGGGAGTTAGGGGAAAAATTCACGAAGTTTGCGGATGAAAATCCCCGGGTTATTCGCGGTGTCGTCGGGCTTGCTGCCGGTCTTGCGATTCTGAAACTGGGATTGATGGGCGTTGGCGGTGCCATCAGTATTGTCAGCAGGATCATGTCGATGACGCCGATTGGCATGATTGCGACGGCGATAGCCCTGGCTGCGGGATTAATTATCACTAATTGGGATGTTGTCGGACCTTATTTCAAGAAACTCTGGAAACCATTGGTCCTTATTTTGAGACTGGCTGGGAACTTCTTAAGAAGGTTTTTGCCTGGTCGCCGCTGGGGATGGTGATCAATAACTGGGGACCGGTTGTTAAGTGGTTTCAGGATATGTGGGACAAGCTGAAGCCAATTATTGAGTGGTTTACCGACAGTTCCGGTGACACGGTCGATGCATTAACTCTGCGCAGTGGGGCGCGGGTGCTTATGATGCTTATGGGACGGGAATACCGGCGCGGGATACACACCTTATCCGGCGGTGGATCCGGCTCAGTCAAACAACGCCTCCGGTGCCACAGGCTCGAATCCCTTCATGATTAACAAAGCTTCTGCGCCAAAAGTTGATGGTGAGATCAAGGTCTCTTTTGTGAATTCGCCTCCGGGGATGCGGGTTATGGAAACGCGATCCAGCGGTTTTGATGTCAGCCATGATGTTGGCTATACGTGCTTTGGCAGGTAATGAAAAATTAATCTGTTAATGAGTCCCACTCCGGTGGGATTTTTTATGTACGGAGTTTATATGACGTGGAAAGACAGACTTCAGGACGCGTCATTTCGCGGTGTGCCGTTTAAGGTTGAAGAAGAAAGTACGGGAACCGGTCGTCGTGTGGAAACGCACGAATACCCGAACCGCGACAAACCCTATACCGAAGACCTGGGGAAAATCACTTTCCGCCCGTCCATCACGGCTTATGTGGTGGGAGATGACTGCTTTGACCAGCGCGATCGCCTGATTGACGCGCTGAATAAACCCGGTCCTGGCACGCTTGTCCATCCGACTTACGGTGAGCTGAAAGTCTGTGTTGACGGAGAGGTTCGGGTCAGCACATCGAAGAGTGAAGGGCGTATTGTCCGCTTTGACCTGAAGTTTGTCGAAGCGGGAGAACTCTCTTACCCCACATCAGGTGCGGCGACGGCGCAGACGCTGATGTCATCCTGTTCTGCACTGGATGACTGCATCAGTGACAGTTTCAGTAGTTTCAGTATCGATGGCGTGGCAGATTTTGTGCAGAACGACGTCGTCGGTAATGCCGGCACAATGCTTGGGTATGTTTCTGATGCGATGAAAGTGGTGGATTCTGCCGTATCGGATGCCGCCAGGCTGTTGCAGGGGATATCTCGGTACTTCTGCCGCCGCCATCGTCAGGCAAAAATTTCGTTGAGCAGGTGCAGAAAATGTGGCGTACCGGGAAACGCCTTTATGGTAACGCCAGCGACCTGGTCACCATGATCAAAACGCTTTCCGGTGTCAGCCTTGGCAGCGATCTGCAACCGCGCGGCGTCTGGAAAACGGACAGTAAAACCACCGCCACGGCGACACAGCAGCGTAACGTGGTTGCCAGCATCCTTCGTACGACCGCAATCAGCGAAGCGGCGTATGCCGTCACCCGATTGCCTGCGCCAACAACTTCCGCGGTGATGCAGAATGCCGCAGTGGGGCAGGCAACAACACCCGCGCAGAGCACTGGCTGGCCTTCCGTCACGCATCCGGCACTGAACAATGCACCGGCGGTGAAAAGCACGGTTGACCTGCCAACGTGGGAAGAACTGACTGACATTCGCGACACACTGAATACGGCAATTGATAAGGAGTTGTCCCGTACAACCAGTGATGCGCTGTTTCTGGCGCTGCGCCGGGTGAAAGCAGATCTGAATGCGGATATCAACACGCGCCTTGAACAGTCTGCACGGATCATTCAGCGCACGCCGGATGAGGTTTTACCCGCGCTGGTGCTGGCGGCGACCTGGTTTGATAACGCGGCGCGTGACGGGGACATTATCCGGCGTAATGCCATTACGCATCCCGGCTTTGTGCCGGTGATCCCTCTGAAGGTGCCAGTGCAATGAACGATAACGTCACGCTACGGGTAAATGGCCGGGAGTGGAATGGCTGGACATCGGTGCGCATCGGTGCCGGTGTTGAACGACTGGCGCGGGATTTCAGTGTGGAGATCACCCGCCAGTGGCCGGGAGATGAGGGTATCACCACGCTTCAGCCGCGCATTAAAAACGGTTCAAAAGTGGAAGTGCTGATTGGTGATGAGCTGGTGATCACTGGCTGGGTGGAGGCGACGCCCGTTCGTTACGATGCCCGTTCGGTCAGCACCGGTATTGCCGGACGTAGTCTGACCGCTGACCTGATTGACTGTGCAGCCGAACCGACACAGTTTAACGGACGATCGCTGGTACAGATTGCGCAGGCGCTTGCTGCGCCTTTCGGCATTGAGGTGGTGAACAGCGGTGCGCCGTCGGGTGTTATTCCTGATGTCCAGCCTGATCACGGTGAAACGGTGATTGAGGTAATCAACAAAATACTCGGTCAGCAGCAGGCGCTGGCTTATGACGACCCGCACGGCAGGCTGGTGATTGGCGGTATTGGCTCAACGCGGGCACATACCGCGCTGGTACTTGGGGAAAACATCCTTTCCTGTGATACGGAGAAGAGTATCCGGGAGCGGTTTTCAGTTTACCAGGTGGCGGGGCAGCGTGCCGGAAACGACGATGATTTCGGTGAGGCCACCACCACCGCGCTGCGGGCCCGCACAGAGGACGCATTTATTGCCCGTTACCGTCCGATGTATATCAGGCAGACAGGGCAGGCCACGGGGGCAGGCTGTATTGCCCGTGCTGACTTTGAAGCCCGGCAACGGGCGGCGCGGACGGATGAAACCACCTATGTGGTGCAGGGCTGGCGACAGGGTAACGGTACGCTGTGGCAGCCCAACCAGCGGGTGATTGTCTTCGATCCGGTCTGTGGTTTCGACAATACCGAACTGCTTGTTTCGGAAGTCACGTTTACTCAGGACCAGAACGGCACCCTGACGGAAATCCGTGTCGGCCCGCCTGATGCTTATCTGCCTGAACCCGAAGCCCCCGGCTCGCGGAAAAAGAAAAAAGCCAGAGTACAGGAGGATCCGTTCTGATGAGGACGATTGAAGCCATGCAGCGACAACTCCTCGGCCTGATTGGGCGGGCCGTGGTGAAAAGCATCAGTGCCGCCACGAAATGTCAGACCGTGGATGTGTCCCTGATTGCCGGTGAACCCAAAGCAGGGGTTGAACATCTTGAACCCTACGGTTTTACCTCAAGGGCAAACAGCGGTGCGGAAGCGGTGGTGTTGTTTCCGGATGGCGACCGTTCTCATGCGGTGGTTGTTACGGTGTCGGACCGGCGCTACCGCCTGAAAGGGCTGCAGACGGGTGAGGTGGCTGTCTATGACGATCAGGGGCAGTCCGTGACGCTGACCCGGGAGGGGATCGTGGTGGACGGTGCAGGTAAAACGATCACGTTTCGCAATTCACCTAAAGCACGTTTTGAAATGGACCTGGAAGTGACCGGACAGGTGAAAGACCTGTGCGACTCCGGCGGCACCACCATGTCAGCGATGCGGCTTGCCTATAACGGCCATCGTCACAGAGAGAACGGTCAGGGCAGTAACACCGACAAACCGGATAAAGCGATGGAGGCATGATGGAACTGTGGCTGACGGTGAACGGTAAACGCACCTGCGCCAGCGCACCGCTGGATCCGCTGACCCGCGCCGTGGTGATTTCCCTGTTTACCTGGCGGCGGGCGGAGCCTGATGACAATGCCGACGTCCCGATGGGATGGTGGGGGGATACCTGGCCTGCGGTACAGAATGACCGTTACGGCTCCCGGCTGTGGCTGCTTCAGCGCGGCAAACTGACCAATCAGCTGGTGCAGACGGTAAGGGGGTATATCCGCGAATGCCTGCAATGGATGATTGATGACGGTGTGGTGTCCCGTATTGATCTGGATATCCGCCGCACCGGGATTAATGAACTGGGTAACAGTATCACTCTCTGGCGTCGTGACGGACCGGTAATGATTTCTTTTGATGATCTGTGGAGTGCGATAATGCATGGCGGACAGTGAATTTCAGCGCCCGACGCTGGCAGAAAATATCAGTATGCTCCGTAACGATTTATTCGCCAGGCTGGACGTCAGCGACACGCTCCGGCGCATGGATGAAGACGTGCGGGCAAAGGTGTATGCGGCGGCGCTGCATACGGTTTACGGGTACATCGATTATCTGGCAATGAACATGCTGCCTGACCTGTGCGATGAGTCCTGGCTGGCGCGACATGCTGCGATGAAACGGTGTCCGCGCAAGGGGGCCACGACTGCCAGCGGGTATATGCGCTGGGAAGGTGTCAGCGATGGCCTGAAGGTGACCGCCGGGAGTGTTATTCAGCGCGATGACCTGGTTCAGTACACGGCAACTGCCGATGCAACCAGCTCCGGTGGTGTCCTGCGCGTGCCGATCGCCTGCTCAAGTGCAGGCGCGGTCGGTAACGCTGACGACGGTACGTCATTAATCCTGGTCACGCCGGTGAATGGTCTGCCGTCTTCCGGCGTGGCAGATACCCTGACAGGTGGATTTGATACTGAAGAGCTGGAAACGTGGCGCGCCCGCGTCATTGAGCGGTATTACTGGACGCCTCAGGGCGGGGCTGACGGGGACTATGTCGTCTGGGCTAAAGAAGTGCCCGGCATTACCCGCGCATGGACATACCGTCACTGGATGGGAACGGGAACTGTCGGTGTGATGATTGCCAGCAGTGACCTGATTAATCCCATTCCGGAAGAATCAACGGAAACGGCGGCAAGACAACATATCGAGCCACTGGCCCCGGTGGCAGGCTCTGATTTGTATGTATTCAGGCCGGTGGCGCATAAAGTGGATTTTCATATCCGTGTGACGCCGGATACACCGGAAATACGAGCCGCCATCACCGCGGAGTTGCGTTCGTTCCTGCTGCGTGATGGTTATCCGCAGGGAGAACTGAAGGTGTCACGTATCAGTGAAGCGATTTCCGGTGCGAACGGGGAATACAGCCATCAGTTGCTTGCCCCGGCGGACAATATCTCCATTGCAAAAAATGAGCTGGCAGTTCTGGGGACGATTTCATGGACGTGACAAACGATGATTATATCCGTCTGTTGTCGGCACTGTTGCCGCCCGGTCCGGCGTGGTCAGTCAGCGATCCGGCGATTGCCGGTGCGGCACCGTCATTAACCCGCGTTCATCAGCGTGCGGATGCCCTGATGCGGGAGCTGGATCCGCGCACCACCACTGAACTGATAAACCGCTGGGAGCGTCTGTGCGGCCTGCCGGATGAATGTATTCCGGCGGGAACGCAGACCCTTCGCCAGCGTCAGCAACGGCTGGATGCGAAGGTTAATCTGGCGGGCGGCATCAATGAGGATTTTTACCTTGCACAGCTTGCTGCCCTGGGCAGACCGGATGCCACCATCACGCGATACGATAAAAGCACTTTCACCTGCTCATCTGCCTGTACTGACGCGGTGAATGCGCCGGAATGGCGGTATTACTGGCAGGTCAACATGCCAGCCGCCACCAACACCACCTGGATGACATGTGGCGATCCCTGTGATTCCGCGCTGCGTGTCTGGGGCGACACCGTCGTCGAATGTGTGCTTAACAAACTCTGCCCGTCGCATACCTACGTAATTTTTAAATATCCGGAGTAATCCATGCATCGTATAGACACGAAAACCGCGCAGAAGGATAAGTTCGGCCCGGGTAAGAACGGTTTTACCCGTGGTAACCCCCAGACAGGCACGCCTGCCACCGATCTGGATGATGACTACTTTGACATGTTGCAGGAAGAACTCTGCAGCGTGGTGGAGGCCTCCGGTGCCAGCCTGGAGAAGGCGCGGCACGACCAGTTGCTTACCGCGCTTCGTGCGCTGCTGTTAAGCCGCAAGAATCCGTTTGGCGATATCAAATCGGATGGCACGGTGAAAACAGCTCTCGAAAACCTTGGTTTGGGAGAAGGCTCTGCATTACCGGTTGGGGTGCCTGTTCCGTGGCCTTCAGCCACTCCGCCAACAGGCTGGCTGAAATGCAATGGTGCGGCTTTTTCTGCTGAAGAATACCCGGAACTGGCAAAGGCTTACCCGACCAATAAATTGCCTGATTTACGCGGTGAATTTATTCGTGGCTGGGATGATGGACGTGGAGTGGATGCGGGGCGAGCCTTGCTAAGTCTTCAGAATGACTCTTTTGAAGCTCACAGGCATGAGTCCTTTTTTTACGCGGGTATTTCACGCAATGAAACACCATTAAAAAATCTTCCAAGTTCAGACGAGATGCTGACTTTAAGTTCCACAACTAATGCCTTGTCCCCGGACAGTATTGATGCCACCAATTCGTTAATTGGTAATGATGATTACAACTGTCTGATTGAAGGAAATAAAAATAACAAACGAACGGCAACGGGGTTGAGTACCAGTATTGTCGGTGCAGCAGAGACACGCCCACGTAATATTTCATTTAATTACATTGTGAGGGCTGCATGATGTATAACGCCATCTTAAATAATAAATTTATTGCCACAAAGGCAGGAGAGATTACCGTTTATAACTATGACAGTGAGACACGGGAGTATATTTCTGCATCAACTGAATATCTTGCTGTGGGTGTCGGTATCCCTGCATATTCCTGTTTAGATGCTCCTGGCACACATAAGGTTGGTTATGCAATCTGCCGTTCGGCAGATTTAAACTCATGGGAATATGTGCCAGACCATCGCGGTGAAGTTGTCTATAACACCGAAACGGGAGAATCAAAAGAAATCACAGCTCCGGGTGATTACCCTGAAAATACAACCACTATCGTCCCGTTAACGCCATACGATAAATGGGATGGTGAGAAATGGGTGACAGATACTGAGGCACAGCATAGTGCCGCAGTAGACGCGGCAGAAGCACAGCGCCAGTCGCTGATTGATGCTGCAATGGCTTCCATCAGTCTGATTCAACTGAAATTACAGGCCGGGCGGAAGCTGACGCAGGCAGAAACAACCCGACTTAACGCCGTGCTGGATTACATTGACGCGGTGACGGTAACAGATACCAGCACCACGCCGGATGTCATCTGGCCTGAACTGCCGGAGGCGTAGGCCATTCAATATCGGGTGCTGTTGAAGTATCAACACGCATCAGCAGCACACGGTATTTCTTCCATTTGGTGAGAGTTGAAGTTTCTTCATCAGTTGCGATATCAGCATCAACAGCATCCTGACGCCAGGATATTTCACTGTCAGCTTTTTCCCGTAATTGGGATTTTTTAACTTCAGCAATAGCTATTAATTCCTTTTTGGTCGGCTGAGGAATATCTATCAGTGCTGGTTTTCCATTCAGTGTTCCAATCTGTTTTCCTGGTAGAATATCCGTAAATAACTTTTTATGTTCTTCCTCACTGACTATTACACCATCATCAGGCCACAGACCTGATGCCTCAAATTTTTCTTTCTCCGATATGGGGAAAAAGCCATTTGCTTTAGCGCTCCATACGTACATATCAATACCCCACCGCTATAATGTCCACATTAAATCCCCCGGGACCTGCCTGCCAGATGCTGGCCCCTGTTAATGATTTTGTTTGATGAACAACCGCCACATTTGCTGGCGATTGTGTTTCAGTTGTTACAGTACCGATATCATTCCAGTTAATTGAGATGGAATAGTTCGTTGTTGTAAACGACCGGGGGAAAGTTATGTGTCTTACATTGGTGCCGACAGGAAATCCAAGATAAACACGCTGAATTATCATTCCTCCAGGTAACATAACCCAGTTAGCACCTTCTCCCAAACCAACGTTTATGAAAATGCAGAAATAACGAGCAAATGGCATCATTCCTGCTTTTGTCAGAGGGAGCCACTATGCTTATTGGCTATGTACGCGTATCAATAAATGACCAGAACACAGATCTACAACGTAATGCGCTGAACTGTGCAGGATGCGAGCTGATTTTTGAAGACAAGATAAGCGGTACAAAGTCCGAGACCTAGGGCTGACACTGCTGTTCTTGATGCAAATTAAAGGATTTAATAGTGAGTAGCGGCCTTACTAATGTAAGGCCGTTATAATTATTTTATTAATTGCATTAATCGTGTTTTGGCCATACTTTCAATGCAATTTCCCCCAACTTTTTACCCCGCTCCAGGATTTCATCCTCATCCCATTTATCCTTAACTATAAGTGGAATGTTCAGTCGTAGATTGGTGTGGACGATGAGAGCATCACGTTTTTTCAGAAATACAGCATTCTGAACAGAAGTAAGCGTACAGCCTGAACCGTCTGGTCAGAATCTGACGAATTAGACAAAGTGGTGTCCACCAAATAAGTAGTGGGAACCAAAGTGTCAGATATGCAGAAAAATGTGACTCCCGGCAGGCGAAAAGGCTGCCCTAATTATCCTCCCGAATTTAAACAGCAGCTCGTTGCTGCCTCCTGTGAACCCGGGATATCCATCTCAAAACTTGCTCTTGAAAATGGCATTAACGCCAATCTGTTGTTCAAATGGCGACAACAATGGCGCAAGGGAAAGCTGCTATTACCTTCTTCAGAGAGCCCCCAGCTACTTCCTGTGACTCTCGATGCAGCTGCCGAACAGCCAGAATCGCTCGCAGAGGACCCGGAAACCCTCAGTATCAGCTGTGAGGTAACGTTCCGGCACGGGACGCTCCGCTTCAATGGCAATGTCAGCGAAAAGCTCCTGACTCTGCTGATACAGGAACTGAAGCGATGATCCCGTTACCTTCCGGGACCAAAATTTGGCTGGTTGCCGGTATCACCGATATGAGAAATGGCTTCAACGGCCTGGCTGCGAAAGTACAGACGGCGCTGAAAGACGATCCCATGTCCGGCCATGTTTTCATTTTCCGGGGCCGCAGCGGCAGTCAGGTTAAACTGCTGTGGTCCACCGGTGACGGGCTGTGCCTCCTGACCAAACGGCTGGAGCGTGGGCGCTTCGCCTGGCCGTCAGCCCGTGATGGCAAAGTGTTCCTTACGCAGGCGCAGCTGGCGATGCTGCTGGAAGGTATCGACTGGCGACAGCCTAAGCGGCTGCTGACCTCCCTGACCATGCTGTAAATCTCTTTATCCTGGTTGTCACAGAATAAGCCCGGTAAAATACGGGCTTATGAACGACATCTCTTCTGACGACATCTTCCTGCTGAAACAGCGCCTGGCCGAACAGGAAGCGCTGATCCACGCCCTGCAGGAAAAGCTGAGCAACCGGGAGCGCGAAATAGACCATCTGCAGGCGCAGCTGGATAAACTCCGCCGGATGAACTTCGGCAGTCGTTCCGAAAAAGTCTCCCGCCGTATCGCACAAATGGAAGCCGATCTGAACCGGCTTCAGAAAGAGAGCGATACGCTGACTGGTAGGGTGTATGACCCGGCAGTACAGCGTCCGTTGCGTCAGACCCGCACCCGTAAGCCGTTCCCTGAATCACTACCCCGTGACGAAAAGCGACTGTTGCCTGCGGCGCCGTGCTGCCCGAACTGCGGCGGTTCACTGAGCTATCTGGGCGAGGATACCGCCGAACAGCTGGAGTTGATGCGTAGCGCCTTCCGGGTTATCCGGACGGTACGGGAAAAACATGCCTGTACTCAGTGCGATGCCATCGTGCAGGCACCTGCACCTTCGCGGCCCATCGAGCGGGGTATCGCCGGACCGGGGCTGCTGGCCCGCGTGCTGACCTCGAAGTATGCAGAGCACACCCCGCTGTATCGCCAGTCAGAAATATACGGCCGGCAAGGTGTGGAGCTGAGCCGTTCACTGCTGTCGGGCTGGGTGGATGCATGCTGCCGGCTGCTGTCTCCGCTGGAAGAGGCGCTTCATGGCTATGTCATGACTGACGGCAAACTCCATGCCGATGATACCCCGGTCCAGGTACTGCTGCCGGGTAATAAGAAGACGAAGACCGGGCGGTTGTGGGCGTATGTTCGTGATGACCGCAATGCCGGGTCAGCGTTGGCACCTGCAGTGTGGTTCGCTTACAGCCCGGACAGGAAAGGCATCCATCCGCAGACTCATCTTGCTTGCTTCAGCGGTGTGCTGCAAGCGGATGCGTACGCCGGGTTCAACGAGCTGTATCGCAATGGTGGGATAACGGAAGCTGCCTGCTGGGCTCATGCCCGCCGAAAGATCCACGATGTGCACGTCCGCATCCCGTCAGCACTGACGGAAGAAGCCCTGGAGCAGATCGGTCAGTTGTACGCCATAGAGGCGGATATAAGGGGAATGCCGGCAGAGCAGCGGCTTGCTGAACGTCAGCGAAAAACGAAACCGCTGTTGAAATCCCTGGAAAGCTGGTTGCGTGAAAAGATGAAGACCCTGTCGCGACACTCAGAGTTGGCGAAGGCGTTCGCGTACGCACTTAACCAGTGGCCGGCACTGACGTACTATGCGAACGATGGCTGGGTGGAAATCGACAACAACATCGCTGAAAATGCCCTGCGGGCGGTCAGTCTGGGTCGTAAAAACTTCCTGTTCTTCGGCTCTGACCATGGTGGTGAGCGGGGAGCGCTACTGTACAGCCTGATCGGGACGTGCAAACTGAATGACGTGGATCCAGAAAGCTACCTTCGCCATGTGCTTGGCGTCATAGCAGACTGGCCGGTCAACCGGGTCAGCGAACTGCTTCCGTGGCGCATAGCACTGCCAGCTGAATAACACATCCCCGTCAATACGGCCCTCGCTGTACGCTTACGAACAGAACGGTTTACGCTAAGGTTAAGCAAAGTTAGATTTCCCAACGTAGCTATCGCTTGTTGCCGTTTCCTTACCAGTAGCTGTTCAGGGGTAAGATCGGTTCCAGACAGAACAATTTGGTTCAATACCGTAGCATCTGAATTTGTCACCATATGACCATTTTCGAGAGGCCAACAGGAATACCAACTTTGAGGCATAAGATGATCGATATCGAGATTAGAAAGATTTGGAACATCAGGCTTTTCTGTCTTCACTTGGCGACAAAGTTCTCTTTCAAGTTCCGTTAACATTGAGCGCATTTTCGGTGCGTCGAGCCTGCCAGGATAAAGTGGAGCATTGATGCAAGCGTTGAGAAATTCTGAGTCCCTAGGCCAACGTGAGGCTTCGCCATTTAAGCTATTGAGGATATTACGTAACTCAACACTGGAAATTTCCGTTTTAGACAAGTGTCGCAATATATTCATAAATACATTGTTGTAATTCTTTGGCGTCAGGCCACATACGGCTCTTCGTACTACGTAGGAGACAAGATCATTATACATGGCTGCTTTCTCATCATCGGCGATGTTAGCTATCGAAATGAACAAAGCAAGCGGATAAAGTGTCGTCACATCATAGGCTGCGATGCGATGTCCAAAGTGTGAGATGGGGGTTGTGCCAAAACCACCAACCAATTCTTTATATTGTGATGCATATTGTTTGAGGCGCTTTACTTGCAGATCTGCTCGTTGTGAAGGCAAGTCCTTACTTACATAATCACGATACTCATTGTAAAGGCGAGACAGATCAATTTCACGCTGCCTTTCTGATTGCAATGTCGCATGTACAAGCCACTCCATGCGTGGTTTATTAATACGTCCACGGCGTTGCTTTTCCGACCAGTATTTATCTTCAAAGCTCTTCCACTCATTTTCATATAATTCAATAGCATTAATATTTTCATGCTCAGCGCACATAAAGATATAGTTGCGAATAAGATCGTTGCATGAAGTTCCGCTCCTCGCCATTTAATGTTTCAAAATTATTTGGCATCATCTTCAGCTTCGAGAAATATGCTTACCAGTTTCAGATTTCCGTCAGACAGCCTCAATTAGTGCTACCGCATTTTCTTGTGGTGAGTGGTTTTCTATTTTAATCCATTTTATAAAGGCTTCAGTAAAAAACCATAATGCCTCTAGTGACGGCGGGTGGTTGAAATGTTTAACGTAACGTACCATTTTGCGTGAAGCTATCAGAAAATACATTACGGAGATCGTCAATATTATCAACATTAAGACTATGAATAAAATGAGTTGGTCTCGAAAAGTTGGCCACAGTTTGAAGCATTCTACCTTTTTATTTCTCATCGTTGCTTCGTTTGTATTTTTCAAGCAAGTCAATACTAACCCTTCCAATTCAGAAAGGCCTGTAGCACGCAATGATAATCGAATGGATGCCAGAATATATTGAAGAGTGGTTAAACGTTGCTGGCCGTCAATAATATGTATGGTATCTACACCTAACAAGCTGTTTTTTAGTTGAGGTTCCAGCACCACCGCGCCGAGGAAATGAGGGGTTGGTTTTGTTCCCGAAAGTCGGCTCTGTGCTTTTTCGAAGATATCCTCCAGCAAAGCTGACCATTGGTTTCGTTGCGTCCATACGTAGGCGCGTTGATAGAATGGAACACGATATTGTCGTTGATTTTGGAAAATTTGCTGGATGGTTAGCGTTTCGGATTTCATTGTTTACCTATAAGTGACATTAAGTGATATTCCACAGAGTAAGAAATTCATCTGAGTC